AGCAACATCCGTTGTATCAATTTCTTCTTCCGGGAAATTAATTGTAACTGGTTCTGACCAATCAGAGATTATTGGATTAGCAGGGAATCCAGCCTCAGAAACAGATTTAACTCTAATTTCTACTAGTTCTCCTTGATTAATTGAAATATCTAATTGGTTAAAGTTGATCTCTTGACCATCTTCAATTTTACTAGCTTGCCATGTAAACTTCTTTTCGATAGTTCCATCGCTATTAATAGTTTTAGCTCTTTGTCTAACTTTACCACTATATTCATTCCAGTTTGAAAAGATAGCAGATTGTTCTCTACCATCAACTGTAAACTTAAGTTGTGCAGCCTCTGCAGCTTTACCTGAAGTTGATAAGTATCTATATTGTACAATAAATCGTACAACCTCTTGATCTAATGTATCAGCAACTTGTTTTGCAGCAGGTACTTTCCAGAAACCTCTAACTCTATATTTAGGGTTAATATTTTGTGCGTTTGACGAAGATGATAAGGCTTGTATTTGAGTTACAATAGAGTTATATAATTTTGCTTCAGAAGATCTTTCTTCAATTAGTGCAATTAACTCATTCTTATCTTTGTCCTTTTGTACTTGAGATGCATACTTAGTACTAGCAATAACAGATCTCTTCTTAGTGATAGTATCATCTAGTTTTTTAATAGCCTCTTGTACAGATATTTTATCAGCAGATAATTTCTTAATTTTATCAGCAGCATCATTTTCAGTTAAATGCTTATTGATTTGAATTACTTTAAAATTTTGACCATCTAATTCCGGAGCATCTGGTGTAACACCAACCGTTGCCGGAGGAATATTGTCTTCTTTAATAGATGTAATAAATTTACCGAAATCTGCTACATTATCTTTATAGAAAGAAGATAGTAAAATAATACTACCGTCTTCTTGTAATACTTCTAAATCGTTTGAATAGAATCCAACACCTGGAGACCATTTCTCAGCTAAGATCTTTGACTGCGGATCGATTGCTTTCACAAACATTAATATTCTTTCATCAAATCCAACTGGAACATCAATATTTAAATTGTTATCTTCAGATTTATAGATTGATAAAGTACTTCCGCCAATTTTAATAGCCTCATACCCTTCAACTAATCTAAGCTCAACCTGTCTAGTTGAAGAATCCAGCTTGTCAATTACATATCTAGTATTTTTAGAACCGCCAGCGACCATTAACTCGTCTCCTATGCGTAGTAATTCAGTCTGGTCTAGATCTTTATTGTTATCTGAGTAAGTTAAACTATCTAATGTATATAATTTAATAGCCTGTTTTACAGTTACACCATTCTCAACAACTTCTCTTTTAGAATTAGAAATTGATAGAACATCAAACTTTCCAGTATATTGTGTAGTTCTGTAAGGCATATCTCTCATCTCTTCGTCAAGAATATATGCTATATTATTATTGACAATATCTCTAATTGCCGTTAAGTAATCGATGCCATCTTGGTTTCTGTAATTCTCGTTAAAGAAATCTACAGCAACTTGATTTGTTCCATCGAATAAAATTCTTTTAACAAGAATCCTTTCTGTATCATTTGGTATTTGACCGCTTACATCTACCGAAGTAGTTAACATTGGGTTTAAGAAATCCTCTGCAAAATAGTTTGCTTTAGATACAAATGCAGTTGGTCTAGCTAAGATAGTAATATCATTAGCAGGAGTCTTTAATGCCGTTGTAATAATGTTTTGAAAAGTACCATCTGGCAACTTAACCTTAGTACTACCTTTTCCTAATCCAGCCAATGCTTTAAGATTATTATCTAACCTTAATAGTTCTTGCTTCATATACCCAAACCCAGGTACAGATACAATTTTAGTACCTTCGTCTGTCAGTATTTCTAATGGAATAGATTTCGCATTAGTGGTTACTGCTTCGTTGATTCTTTCAAATGTTTTTAGAGAATTAGTATTAATTTCTAAAAGCTTCTTTAAGGAATTAGATATGGAATTGTTAGTGTTCATATTATCTTAAAATATCTACTTCAAATACATAGTTGATTGGATCTATACAAACCAACTCAATGTAAGGTTTAGTCGTTATTAACTGTGATGGGTCGATGTCAGCGATATTTATCCAACCTCCAGATTTATTAGTTAAAACCTTTATGTTGTTACCGTTTACATCAATAGTATCTATCGCTATTTTAAATACTTGACCTTTCTTCCATCCGTTGGTAGAATCATCAATGTATATATCTAGGCTACTATTCAGCGACTCGCTGTTTAATACGTTATTCAGACTTAATCTATTAGTATAAAGATTTAACTTTGCCCATACACCGTATTGATTAGCTGCTGAATTATCAAATAAGTTAGTTGATGTTAAAGCTCCGGTTGTAATACCTGATGCAATATCCCATTTAAATAAATCGGAAACTACATAGCCCTCAACTTCATTATTAACTTTAATTTTACCAGCTACTGACTTATCAACAGTGGTTCCTTTACCTGCAAATATTACATCTGTATTATATTGTAATTCTACTGGAATTGTTCCATCTATTAATTGATTAATCTTTCCATGTGCATTATTAATTAAAGTTAATAGTGCATCTGAATCTTGTAACTGTAATGAAGATGCTGTAAAGTCATCTTCTAATTCTTTTATTCTTGTTTCTAGTTGAGCTGCTTGAGCCGTTCCTAAAATTATATTTTCTAAAGTAGTTAATCTCTCAGCAATTGCTCCATATCTATTGTTAGCTTGTAATAGTAGATCAGTTGCATTCTCAAGTGCTGTAGTGGTGTCCATGAATAAATCCATAGAGAATGTAGTGAAATCATTTACACTAGTCTCAACACCTACGTTATCAAGAGATGAATTAAATTTAAGATTTAACTTTAAAGAATATGCATTACCATTTAAGCCAGTTACTTCATTAGGCTTAAATTTAATCTGTTCATGAATCTTAGATCCAGGACCATAAGAATCTGTAATATCATCTAGGATTAAGATACCATATAAGTTTGTAGATCTATTAGCAGGTACAGAAGAGCTATATAAATCATAATATACTAAAACGGCATTAAATCTAAACTGTTGTCCAGTTTTTGCATAATCCAATAATGACTTAACGTCTGGATTATTTTGGATCTGCTCATAAGAGGCAGTATCGAAATCAATTTGTACAGAATTTGTAGCATTTGTTTGTACATCATAATACGGACCTGAATTAAGAGTCCACTGATCTACAATTGGCAATAAGTCAATATTAGGATCTGGGTGTGTTTGTCCCTCTCTACCTTCTACATTTACAGCATTTACATCACTAGGATATAATTTAGTTGCTGTTGTATTATAGTCAGTGGGCTTAAACAATACTTGAGGAGTAAAACCTACCGATGTTGGTACGTTAATATAAACTTCATGATAAGTATTTCCCTGATATGCAACGTCATTCTCTGCGTCGATGCTACCTAAATACTTTACTACTCTCTCATAGTTTGCTCCACCTAAAATCGCATTGTCATTCTCAGCATAATCACCAGTCGAAGATTCGTTAGAATCTGAGGGTCTAAAATCAATTGCTCCTAAAGAAGATAACCATTTAAAAAAGATCTTCTCTGCATCTGATTGCAGTAAGATCGGATCATAGTCATCATCATTTAAAAGAAGTTCTTCTAAATTTAATGCATAATTTTGGAATGTCTGTGCGAAATCCACATTCGGCATATTAGCTCCAACATACGATTGCCCGGATGCTTGCTTTAGATTTAATTTAAAATCAATTGCGTTTGCGCCATTTTGAGATTGTGTGAAATCAGGTAAATCTAGTAAAGCGTATTTACTAAATTCAAAATTGATGTCAGCACTATTAAATGCTCTGGTAATATCTCTTGCCGATGAAGCAAATGCATACATCGTGCCGCCTTGCGGTTGTGGTATTCTAACTAACGGAGTTGCCATCTACAGTTTCGGTTTTGTTTAATTTATACTATCGTTGCTTTGTGAGAAGCTACTACATACCACTTAGTGTTAAAACATCTAAGTGTTATAGTTGAGTTAACTGCGTCCAATATAATACTCGTTGCTTGTAAAGCAGCTCCAGTATTTGCACCTAAAGATATACTTGCTGATGCTACACTTATTAATGTTACTTCTTGTCCATCGACTCCTACAGGAATCACGAAGTTACCATCAATAAAGTATGTACCTTTATCTAAACTAGACGGTGCTAAATTAGTAGTTGCACTAGTTGCAGTACCAACGACACCTGACTTGATAATTGAACCACCAAGGTTAATCGAGCTAGAGAAGGTTGCAGCAGTAGAAACAGTTGCACCAGATGTGTTTACAACAAATAATGTTGTTCCATCTACTATGCTTAGTTGTTGTGATGTAGCAGATGTTAAACCACTCATGACACCAGTCACCGGGTTTAAAAGAGCTGTTACACTTGCTAATTCGTCATTCAATAATTCGAAATTACTATTAATAGTTGGTCTCGAAGAAGATACCGAATCTGTACCTAAAATTTCAGTAATGTTTGCCATTTTATATTTATTTTACTTTTAACATGTTGCGTTTTACAACGTTCTTATTTCCATACGTGTCTTCAGCTTCCAGTTGTATCGAGTATTCACCCGGTTCCTGAAAAATGTAAGTAAGCCACATATTATTATAGTATATATCATTAATTTCTGGGTTAGTTATATTGGTGATAGTCCACTTTGGCTTTCTAGCACCAGGAAACTTAGAAATGTCAGTTGATATAGTTAAATGCGTTGATCTTTCGACCATCGCATAGTCTTTAAATACTTTTACGTTATCCCATGTTGGGTTATAGTGAACCACATGGACTTCTCCACTTATTGCTGAAGTAGGAGATTCTGTATCTATTGTAACGGATTCAAAATCATAAGTTTTTGAATACTCTTGTCCGGTACATATAATATAGTAAAACTGATCATTAGTATCTATATCATCATCAGAGTCTATATCTTTAAATACAGGATTATAGTTAAATTTTGAAATTACAGGATCTATCGATGCCTCTAATTCATCTGCGATTGCTTTCCAACCAGCTACATCGTTAACACCAGTTGGTGTTGGAGACATAATAGTATGAGAACCTACTCTATTTACATTAGTCGTTGGATTCTTATGCGTAATCGCTAATATATCGCCTTGTTCAATCCAGTCTATTTTAAATGAAGCTGTCAAATCTGGTCCAACTCTTAAGTTTTCCCACCAGTTATGTTCAGTGTCTTTCCATCTAAAAGCACATTCATCCCATTGATAAGGTCCGGTTGTTTCAGAATATCCGGTATCTGAAAATACATCACCAAATCTTCTAACCGTAGAAAATCTAACGCCTTGATCTTCTTCTAAATGTATATAGTTAGCTCTGTCAAGCGTTTGGTATAAAGTTGCAATAGTATCTTCTACCTTTTGGGTATTGTCTTGTGGCATATCCCAGTAGCCTCCAGACTTATTCCAGTCTAAAGATTTAAGATTCCATGGAGTTGCATTACCTTTTGCATCAGTCTCTAACCATTTGTAAACTCCGTATAATTCTAATTCTTTTAATTTAACTTCAAAAAGATCTGACTTCTTATAGTAAGACATGTGTCCAAATAAATCATACATTCTCATTTCTATAGTATAGCTTCCAACGTATGGTAGTGTAATTGGTAATCTTTTGTAGTCGTCGACAACATTTCCATCAGCATCTAAGTAATCAACAGGACCTCTGTATTCTTGATGAAATTCATTTGGTCCATCAATAATCCATTCAATTTCATAAACCCATCTTTTATACCAGTTGTTCCAAGTCACTTTTAAGTTTTGATTCGCATCAACTGCATCATCCCACACAAAAGTAGCCTCATCCCAAATATCATCCCAAGACTCAGTAGAATCTAGAATAACAGGACAACCTATTGGTATATTAGTTTGTGAAAAGTTTTGATTATATGATTCCATTGATCTATCATGATAAGAATCATAAAAACTTTCAAATACATTCTTTTCTTCAGATCTTTGAATATTTGTTAAACTAGCCTCTTTACCAACCTCTAGATTTAAGAACGTATCATAACTACTAGCTGCATCGTTCTGGTCTAATGTAGATTTTAAAACCATTGAAGTATCTTCAATAAAAAGATCTCTATCTCTTGGCCATACATCAAACTTAACCCTATGTCCCTCTGTAAAGAATCCAATTGGATTTTGAATCTTCCACATGTTTATATTCTTCTGTGTGAAATAGTCGCCTTCCCCTGTAATATCTACAATTTTAGCTTCGAGGGGTAAAAAATCTCTTTGTAATCTATTCTTTAAACCGTATAATTTGATTAGGACTTCTTCTGGTGTGAAATCAAAGACTTCATCAACATTAGCAAAATCCCATTGATCGAAAGTTCCGTTTGGTTCATTTAGTCTATAAACTAATGAGAACCTACTAGTTTTCTTTTGTGTTTTAGAAGGTACTTTAAATCTTAACCTCTTTCTAGTCATCTCACCTCTAACAGATGAGTTAGGCACTGGGATAGCATGTAGCTTACCGAAAGTTCTCGACGCGTTATCTACATTAATCCAATACTCTTTAAGTGTAATCTTATCATATCCAAAGAAATCAATAGCATTTAAGATTGCTTTATATGTTCCAATAAAAGGTTTAATGTTATTAAGCTCTAATAACATCTCTTTTCTCTTTTGGTTTAATAGTTGATAATCAGGGTGCATCTCAGAAATATCATGAGATTTAAATATCATAAAGTCTTCAGCCTCTAATGAAGCACCTAAGTTACCTAATAGTACTTTAAATCTTTCATCCTCAGCTTCAACTTCACCGTAAAATTCTATTCTTGCAACAACTGAATCCCCAGCTTTAATTTGTAAAATTCTCTTGTGGATACCAGCGTTTTCAGAGGATACTGCAATATTAATTTGAAAACCAACATTTAGGTTAGCATTAATAGTCTTTAAGTAATTAGCATCTTGTGAATCGACTGTCTCTGCTGGTCCAAACCCAAATGATTGGGTTCTAAGCTCTTTTACATAAGCTTTACCACCATCATATCGCATACCATACATGATAACATCTTTAGATTGGTCAGGTCTTAAGTTTTCCCAACTAAAATCTAATCCAGTAAGTGTATTATCTGGAGAAAGTGGTTTATTAATAACAGCATCGCCATTATACAAACACTCTTCCACAATAAATAGGTTTGCCGTTTCATACAGGTTCGTAGATACCTCAGGAAGATATACTTGTCCTTCCCATATACCGTCTGCGTCCTGAGCTAGTTGTAGCTCGTAATCCGTACCGTTAAAGAATCTTAAATTATTCCACATATTATCTAGTTCTTTCGTCGTCTTTTTCTACCGTAAAGTTACCAAAATTCTTTAAGGATCTAACCTGATCTAATAATGCTAAAAAATAATCATTAACAAATATAAGGAATTCTCTCATTGTCTGATTTCTTCTAATATGAGGAGAAACTTGTTTATCAATTAAACCATGTTTCTTGTAATCATACTTAACATTAACATTGTCATCTTTCCTATGTTTGGAAACCTTATACAATCGTTTACGTTTATATACTAATAGATCTTTAAATAGACTCATTATTTTATAGCTTTTCTATTTCCAGCCTGCACTCTAGTGTAAATAGTTCTAGGTACTGGTGTTGCATCAAAGTTAATTGAAAGTGCAGCTTCAGCATTCATTAATGCATCGTCAACAATTTCATCACCATCTCTATCTTGCCAACCACCTCTGAAAACAGCAACTTCTTCTTTATCCATAATAATATCTCCCCATTCATCTAGTCCAGCTACATCGTATGGGATAGCAGTTGTTTCATCAACATCTACAGTTTTAACTTCTTCTATTTGTTTAAAGAAAATATATTTTTGTTTACCATTACCTATGTCTTCTAAAACTACAGGCTCTTGTGGCACTACAGTTACAGTCTTAGACAAATAATACCCTAATCTTCTTGCAGTCTCTTCTGTCTCAGATATAAATCTTACATTAACTGCATCAATACCTTCAATAGTTTCTAATATGTAAACAATATCAGACTTAGGTAGTTTATCTCTTCTTGTAATATTAAGCATGTAATCACTTACAGCTCTTCTAACATTAACGAATATCTCTTGTTTTGTGTGTCCTTCAAAATATCTAATATTAATATCCATAGAATATTTTCTAACTTGTGGTTTTACAAATACTACTTCAGTTGTAACCATTTGTTGGCCACTATCTTGAATAACTTGCGACATCTTATCATATTCATTCTGATCAAAGAACATCTCATTTACTGGAATCGAGAAATAATCTTGATCCGCTAATAACTTTCTTCTAGCATCTGGAATTGCAAAAATGTAAATCACATTATCATCATCTAAATACTGGTCCTCAGTCGTATTGTAAGCATCCACATACGAGAACATTCCATATCTAGATAGGAAATACTCATAATTATCTGGAGTCGCTAGAACGTATGATTTAGACGCTAAGGGTGCCATTAACTTAGTAAATTCAACAGACTCTTTATCAGCTCCCATCTTAGGAGATGAAGTTACTGTAAGTTCTAAGAATTCATTTAAATCAAATTCATCACCATTAGAATCAGAACCTTCTGCATCCCACTTAAGTATAATATCTTGTGCATCATCTAAGTTACCTTGGAAACCTGCATGCTTAATGTATTCAATCTCTATTGAATTACCAGCACTTGGTATTGCACCAAAGTTACCAGTTCCAAAATAAACATCAAGGCCACCAGAAATACCAGTCTTAAGAATATATGCTTTTTCGTTATTTAATAAGTCATACATTGAATCGTGTTTTGTCCACTTTTCACCGTTAACTGAAACGCTAACTTTAGAATGATCTGTTAAAGAACTTGTTTGTACATTATATGATTGCATTGGCTCTCCAGTTCCAGTAAACCTTTGAGATTCAAATTTACCCTGAACAATTGCGCATTTTATAGCGTACTTATTTGACTTTTCTAATCTAAATTTATCTTGTGAAGTTAATAGAGTATAAACTAATCCATTTAATTCACATTTTAATTCTGATCTTGCATCAACATTTAATCCAGTTCCTGCAATTTTACCAAGATCTGATCCAACTGCCCATTTAAATTCAATTTCACCAGTTGCAGCAAAACCTCTTGTAGCATCATGTCCTGTTAATCTTGATATACCATAAATAGATTCTGGTTGTTGCGCAGTGTATATGTTTTGTTCTACTAAAGAATCCTCTACATAGAACATAATTAATTCACCTAACTCAGCCATAACAGAAATAATCTGAGCAAATGGTGATGCTTCAGTAAATAGAGTATTCGCACGCTTGTAAACTCTTGCGATATATGTTCGAGCATCGGTCTTAATTTGATTAGCCGATGTTCTTAGTGTGCTTAAAAATTTTAATTCTGCCATTAGTTATTTATCTTAAATTTACTTTGATTTGGTACTCGTTGTTAACAGTAATGTCAATAAATGCCATATCCCTAGCAACACCCTTCATAAACTTAACGCTTACCGTGGTTTTGTACTTTCCTGATAGGGGAACGAAATTAGCCAATTGGCCCTGTATCTCGTTTTTAATTTGGAATTCATTTTGACCTAAACTATATACAATATCTTCTAAGTTACAACCAAATGATGGAGTACCTAAAACATCTCTCTTTCTTGTGAAAAGAACGGTTTCTATCTGAGTCAATAATTGTTCAATTTCACCTACGTTTTGAACAACTCCTGTCTGATAATTAGGGTCTCCTATGTATTTTATATAAAAATCCATTTATATATGTATTCTACTTTTTATGAGTGGAACATCCAGTCCACTCCTTCGTCTCCTTTTATCTCCTCAATAATTGACTCTAATTCGGTGTCTCCCATGTCTTTTATTGCGTCGTAGTCGAATTCTACATTACCTGGTAATGCAAACTTAAAAATACCAAGCTTAGCGCCTAGTGATTGCTTAATCTTAGCAGAACAATATCTAAAAAAGATTTCGTCATCAAATAGTGCACAATCCGGAATTGTTTCGTACACATCAAGTATCACATCTCCCTTCGGAGTGTCTCCCATAATCTTTAATTCTCCAGTCAGCCTAGCGTATTGAAAAGAAATAGGGTTTTCTAAAATCTGTCTAGCCATATCTGCTAAAGATTGATTCAATACGTAATATTCTAACTCAGCTGCAGATTCTGCTGCACCAGATCCGTCATACATTCCTCTGAATAACATCTTCTCTATTGCAAAGTCTCCACCGCTTTGGAATCTAACATCTAATCCACCACCTGTTGAATTCCAACCTGAGGATATATCATGTACTCCAAACACTGAAAATACTGAACCAGATCCGTCTGCATTAGCACCTGGTAAATTTAATGTTCTATTCTTTTTAAAATATTCACTACTAAATACAGCATTTGGTACATGGTAATAGTTTTCTAGTACAGAGTCTTCATAGTTCTTATAGAACCATTTCTTAGCTCTTTTAACTATATTAATTATTTCTCTTTGTGGTAAATTTACTGGCACCATACATGCTCCAGTTAGCTCATCACCAAGCTCTTGTAAAAATGCGTTTAAACAGTTGGTATTATTACTGGCGTTAAATCTTCCAGTATTTAAGTTATGTTCATTTGGTTGATCTTCTCCAAAATAACCGCTTCTAATTTCACTCATTTTATGATTTTATTTTTTTACTTACCACAACTTCAGTTTCATCTGAGAATCTAACATGAGGTCCAACCCCACCTTCTCTAAATATACCACCTTCCATTCTACCTTTAAAAATACCATCTCGTCCAAAAACAAAACAGTTTTTAACAGTTACGCTGCCATGTACAAAACAAGATTCTATTTTAGAATCTATGATTTGACACCCTTTATATATTTGTGATCTTAATATTTGTGCTCCATTTATTTCGCCGCCATATATTTCACTATTTTCTATATTACCTGATAGTTCACAATCTATAAATTCAAATCCATCTAGCAGATATGCTGTTTTAAATTTACCATCTTTAACTTGAACAGTAGAATAATCTGAATCATAGTTAATAATACCTTCTTCCATTGTGCCAGTTGATAACAATTCTAATACTTTATGTTTAAACCTATCCCACTGTACATTAATTACTGTAGGATTATCTTGTAAATCTACTAATATATCTATCTTAGGCCAATATTTATTTACGGCGGTATAGTCTCTTAGCATCTTCATTAAAGGTTCATTCTTTCTTAAAATACGCTGCAACTCTATTTTATTAGCAGAATTAAACTTTGGATCTCTACAAGACCTCCAAATAGCCATGATAAATCTATCTGCTAATGTTAGAATATCTTCTTGTCTATCTTCATAGTTTTTACCACCAATATACCTAAATTCTAAATAATTACTTTGAGCCTTTTCAAAGTTAATACCGTAATATTTAGTATTTGCAAATGTAAAGTTATCCTTATTAATTAAATCGGCATTATAGTAAAATGCTTCATGTTTAGGCATAATCCACTTAATAGATTTTGCGTAAGTAGAATTCTCTCTATCCGGGAAATACTTATATACTCGATCTTCATCAAACTCAAGTATGAATTTCAACACGTCCATGTGCTGAATCATATTTGAATCTTCTAGAAAATCAGGATTAAATGACATATTTAAGTGAATAGATGCACGATCTGATGTGTAGCCGTTTTCACGAATCCATCCTAACATTTTCACAATAACTAGCCTAGCGTTTCTATAAGGCATTGGACCAGTTACTAGTTCAATTAATCCTTTTCCACCTGACATGTCAGGTTCCATCTTAAACACATCTGCTGATGGTACAAAATCTGAATGAGCCTTTTCTTCTAATTGAATTTTTCTATCTAATAGTTTAGACACAGACTTTACAGTCTCTTCTAGTTCTAAATTAGAATAAAACTCAAATTCGATACCCATTTGGCTGGCAGCTAATACTTCTTGCCTTACTGAATTGCTTTTTAACTTTTGCATTAATTAAGAGTATGATATTACTTTTCAATATATATCAAACTCTGTGGCGATAGTTATTGGGGTAGTTTAAGAAATACCTTCATTGAGTCTTCATCGATCCTAGTAATTTGTACTTCGATCTCATCTCCAACTCTATAGGTATCTAATATATCACCTGGCAACTCACTAATATGTAGTAATCCTGTTACACCATCTTCGATGTTTACAAACACTCCATATTCTTTTTTGGTCTTGATTTTAGCCTTAACAACCGATGGTATTGAATACCTTGTAGAAATATTAATCCAAGGGTTTACTGTAGTAGTCTCCTTTTGAGTTAATGTAATCTTGTTGTTAGTAATAATATCTTTTACAAAGAAGTTAATTGGTTCGCCTGGTTTAATCTCCCTAGCTTTAAATTTAACTGAAGTTTCTTCATCAAGTTCATTTGTATGGATCATACCTGTTAAACATTTATTGAATTCAACAAATACTCCATATTTTGCTGTACCTGTTACTAAACCTGATTTAGGTTCATTAAGAGTTTCTTTTAATTCATTAATTGAAGTTGGTATTAGAGCTTGTAAATATTTTCTATGTGAAACCACTAATGTACCACGATCTGGTGAGAAACTTACTGGAACAACATATAATTCTTCTCCAACGATAGAACTAAAGTCTGATAATTTATTAATACCTGCAAGTGATCCTGGCATAAAGCAATCTACACCTTGTACCTTTACAATATAACCACCATTTTCAATCATGTTATTTACTGTACCGATCCAAGCAGTATTGCCTTCGTCGATTGCAGCTCTAAGATCCATGAATGTTTTATGTTTTACACCACCAGTAATAGTACCAGTTAATGTACCTTTAGTTTCTGTAATTAAAACTGCAGTTTCCGCTCCAGGTAGAAGTTGTCTAACCTCTTCAGATTCTTTATTAGCTTTAACATAAACTAATTCTCTATAGTTAATGTCTATTGTAATATATTCTTCGGTTACTCCGTGTATTGTACCGTCGTGAATTTCACCTATAAACAATTGAGGTTTAATATTCACCATAGCACCTTTCATGATGTCATATAACTCTTGAGCATAAGGCTCTCGAGAGAATACTTGATCCCCGTCCTGTGTTTTAATATGTGGGTTTGGTTTTCGGGATGCTGTTACGCATGTTGCTTCGTAAGCTTCCCATTTGAATTCTCCTGCTTCATCATAAAATTCTGAAAAATCGTTACCGTCATCTTCTTTAGTTTTAGTAACTTCTTGTATTGGAGTTTCAGCTTGAGCTGTTTCTTGAACTAGTTCTACTGTGTTTGCCTCTTGGGCTGAAGTGTTTATTCTTCGTCTTTTTTTATCTGACATTTATTTTTTATTTAAAAGGTATTAACATATTATATATCTACTTAACCTTGCTTTTTATCCATGTGTGTTCTGGCTAATTTTTAGGTTTCATATAAGTTATCTATCTAACTCAAAAAAGTTGGCTTTTTATACAAAATAAGTACTAAATAATTTTTTTATGTCAATTATTTTTCGTATATTAGTACTGTAATTAAAAATAAATAAAATATGACAAATCAATTTAACTACAAAAATATAGAATGTAATGGTGTTGGTGGCCATGGCTACCAGGCTGTTCTTAAACACAAAGACGCTATTCAAGAAATTTGCCAAGACGTTAGAGATCTACTCGGCGACAAACTTTGGGACAAGATGATTAAGCATAGTAAAGAAACTGGCAGAGACGGATCTTTAGGTTACCATGCGGGTACTAGGTTTTCAACTGTAGAAGATAATGCTTATAGACTTATCACTGGAATTGCAAGACATTCCGCAGAGTATATGCCAAACAGTGAATTACTCGAGATGCACATAGGAGCCATTCTACCGATGTTAACTATGGAAGAAAAGGTTTATATGGTATTAGATGCTCTTAGGGACTGTGCGTCCGCAGACCATTGGTATACCTTCGAAAAAGACTGGGGTTAAAATACCACTGGTACGAAACCAACCATCGGAATTGGACCGACTGGCGTTGGAATACCACCAAGATATAATAGTTTAAATTCAAGCAGATGTAGGGCATACGCTCCTGCAACTGCTGTTGCTGTTGCAAATGCTGGCGGTTGTGTAATCGGCACTTTATCAAAAGTCTTACCTGTAGCCCAAGCCTTTCTTAAATGATTTGCAAGTCTATTTGCACTTCCATAATAGATCGGAATATAAAGACCTCCTAATGGAGCGTTAATCATTGCAGGTAAAGCTGCAGGCATTGGTCCGAATGGTTTGACAATACAAGCATACCAATATGCTATTGTTACCTTTGCCATCATCTCATACGGATCTCCACTAAAAGATTTACCACCAGGCGTAGTTCCACTTGGTGCAAATGGGAAATCAACCACTGCTGCATCCTCTTCACATCCTGCTGCTGCATTTTTAGCACATTTAGCTTTATAGAATTCAAATTTAAATAGAGTACCTTCTGGTTTAGGATCGATCTTAAAGAATTCTGCTTGAGCGTCTGGTTTTGTAGAGGCTGCTCTTAATTTTGCTTCAGGTACTTTTATCCAATGTTTTTCCCACTCAAACTCTTCGTATTTATTTTTAACCCAGCTTGTAGTCTTTATATACTTATTTTCACCACCACCGGCGGTATCGAAACTTCCTCGACCAAATATAACTTTATTAATATCGCCAACATACGGGAGGCCACCAGTTCTTTTATTGGGATAATATGTAAATGTTGCCACTACATTAGATGTTAGGATCTTAGGCCTTTGGCTATCTTCCTCAAAGTCATAAGGTACTTGTATTTTATATTGATTAATAGGACAAAAGTCTGGAGATATTCCTTTACCTGATCGATCCTTTAATGTAGGATATTGAATTGGTTTCGTAGGGTCTCTATAAAACCTTTTCTTTGTTGCAGAATTAAAGCCAAACATATACCCATCATTTTCAGGCGTTCCAAGTATTCCGGTTTTTGCTGGATGTGCCTCTAACAACGCACGTTTTACATATCTAGAAACCTGATCAGCTAATTTCTTCCAATCATATCCTGCGTTTGTAATATCCGTTCTAACTCTAGGGCTAATATTTTGGTATCTTTGATTTCCATTGTAACGCAGTTCATAACTCTCTTTTCCTAAATGACATGCCCATGTAAAGTAATCCCACCTCTTAGCTTTCGTATTCATAAACTCATATCCCAGTAAAATTCTAGTAGCAAAGATAATCTCTAATTCTTCTTGGGTCTCTGTGCCTAGTAGACATGGAAATTGATAAAACTTAAATTTACGTAAATTATACTCAGACTTTTGTTCATCCACGAATTTATTAAATGCTAATGCATTCTTTTTTCGTTCCTCCTCAAGTTCTTCTTCAGTTGGCGGAGCTGCCACATCTGGACAGAAATCAGCGTATGCTGGATGGGATTCTTTACCCATCTCAGTTAAATTACCATCTTCATCGTACTGGTCCATTAAGGGTATGTCTCCCTCTTTTAATAATCTTTCGAATGCAATACCATAACCCTCTTTTAAAATTAATTCAGCAAGACCGTTATTTTCATGAAACGCACCAAATGGTGTTTGTGCTTTTGGAGCCCCTTTTACTGCATCAATATAATGCTGAGCAACTGCTTTACCAAAATCATAACGCCCGCTTAGTGGTGCAAGATTAATCGCATTTATCATTCCAGCAGGATTAGTAGTTAGTTGTGCATTAATAGGATTTCCAGGAGCAATAGATTTTATTAAATCTCCAGATGGGGGAAAGATAGGCACTTGATCAGTTCCAACCTTTGGTAGCGGATAAGAAAGTATCGCTCCACCAGGTTTGGTAAACTGCTGGCTCATTATTGTATTAGCTAGGTCAGGAATAAATTTGGGCCACAGTGCAGGCATAGTTACTTATTCTTTTGTTGATACTTAATATGTGTACTAGATAATTTTGCTACAGTTGCTGGCGTAGGAGGCATTGGTGGACCTGATGGTCCAACTCCTGTTGGATGTATATGTGCATTGTAATCATCTAATAAGGCTTGTAACCAATCTTGTAAAGACTGTCCTCTTACAGCTGGTTCAGTTTCATCTGCTCCGCCTTCTCCTGTATTAGATACAAATATATCTCCACAATCCATAAAGATCTTATTATCAGTTGAAATCTTAATAATTCCTTCTTCGTCTAATTGAATGATAGGTCTCTCTTTTTTACCCTCGCCTCTTGTAATGACCAGGCCATCTTCTGGTGAGTGGTAAATTCTTACATTTCTTTCTGCATCATATACTAATGAAATAACATCATGTGGTGCATCAGATGCTTCTAAGATGTCTCCTTTTAAATCATCATTTTGGTCTACTTGAAACCAATATTCTGGGTGATAGATGTTACCATTATCAAAACGGACTGCAACAATATCTCCAACTCTAGGAACTGCATGTGAACCGACTTGATCTCTATTCATAGGAGTTGCCCATGGAATAGCATCATCTGTTAATTTATCAAATTTACCGAAAACTTTTACACGCACTCTACCTTGTAGAAGTGGATCTTCATTAATAACTACTTCTCCGAGCCAGTGTGTTTCTCGTAAATTATCAGCAAAAAGTTCATTATTATTCATGTACGTTATTGTTTAAGTTTCCATCTGGAGTAGAATCAACTCCTGGTGGGTGAATTCTTTGATTTAAAGGACCTTCTGGTGTTGGAGTAACTGGATCGTGTACTTTAGCATTACCTAGATTACCATCTGGTGAACTATCAACTCCTATATCATGGACCTGATCACCAATACCAGAACCTCCGCCGCCAAGCGCACTTGCAGCACTTCCACCGCTATTAAGTTGTCCCTGTATTAAATTACCAACGGCATTAATTAAACCACCGTTTATAGCATCTTGTATACTGCCTAGCCCTCCGGCTCCATGTACATTATCAAGTAATAATTTACCAGTTAAGTTTCCGACAGCATTATCTAATAAAGTGCCTGCAAATCCACCGATTTTTGTACCATGTACGTTACCGATTCCATTTGGTTGTAAACTAAAACTATCAATTGCGTTTGTCACTCCAGATACTAAACCTTCTGCAGTATCTTTAATATCATCTGCAATACTACCTAAAGTATCTTTAGCTAAATCTCCAAGTCCAATCTTCTTTCTATCTGTTATCGATTCTGCTCTAGGATCAGTTCCATCGTGTACATTACTTAATGAATCCATCGAGCTAACATTTTGTTGAGCTTTAGGATTGACTGTATTTAATGGCATTTGATTAGGATCTGTCGCAGCATTTACAGGCTCTGTTCTGTTAATAGTATTCGCATCCCTGTTATCACTAAACATATTAGGACCTAATCTTGAGGCTAAAGGTACACAAGTCCCCCACTTTATTTTAAGTGATGGTCTTTTCATTTCTGGGTTTTTACTCATATCTGCAAAATAATCTGCAACTGAGTCCATATCAAACTCACAATGTGTAAACCTTAATGCTACGAATGGCCTAGAGTCTGCAGTACCCTTTAAATTGGAACCTGGCATTGTATCATTTGATTTAAATACAGGGTGGATGTCTTTTACAGTTTTAGCATCTGATCCAGTTGAATTAATCCTAGAATCTGGGTTATCTGTAATCCCTAAGTTTCTAGCATCAGTATCTTTTTGGAAAGTTCTCACCTCTGACAAATAAATGTCCATTGAAAACTCTCTTAAGTTTTTAGGAACTACTTCTACAAATCTCTGTAAATCAAAACAGGAATTTCTATATAATTCCATAAGGCCGATTGCAGTTAATTCTACATTCTCTTCTAAACATTCAATTTCTAACATAGGTTTTTCAGCACCTCTCCACGGCTCTTTCATATCGCCATAAGTCATTGCAGTCTCAATACCTTTTAGACCTTGCCAAAACCAAGGCATCTCTCTGTTAACCTTTAATAATACTCTTTTAAAGTTTTCTAAATTTTCAGCATATATGTCACCTAGGTCTGTTCTAACAACATTTCTTAAATAACTAAGTGCCTCGCCATTCATTAAAGGAGAATGTGCGACCTCAGACTTATCGTCACTATGAAATAGAAGCATAAAAGATAAGTACGTAGGATCCTCATGGATCTTGCGTGTTCTCGCTCCTTTTCTAAATGCATTTCTACCGTTATCTCTTTCAGCCATAAGTTATTTATCCTGCTTTTATTTTATTCTGCTAAATTAGCAGATCTACTTGGCCACTCTCTTCTAATTAGAGTTAGTTCTGTAGTGATTGCCGATTCGGCATCGTATCTGTAATTAATATTTTCTACTATATAATACCCTGATATAAATTTATCCATCATCTGAGTAATTTCATTTAAATCTTCATTAGGTTTACCGGCTTTCATAGGTCTTTCAGTTAATCCAGCTTCTTCTCTCTTTTGATCCGCCTTTTGCTCAGCCTCGATCTTTACTCCGTCATAATGATACATTATTACTGGCACTTTACAAAACTTATAGATTGCTGGATTAAAGCCAATTACATTAACTTTTAACTTCATCTTTTCTATCTCCATGTTATTTTGTGCGTCATGTAGTTTAGTAAATATTGCATTTGAATGTGTATTACCTAATCCATCATCTCCAGCATTCTGTCTACCCATGTATTTAAACTTAACCTGATCTTTATATCTCTCATCTTTTCTATTACCTCTTAAAGGTTCATCAAGTTCAGATAACTCTTCCGTTACTAAGGGCTCAATTGTAAACTCTTGAAATCTATCTCCACCTTCAGAATTATTATCATAAATCTGACATGTTCTAGCATAGCCTCCTTCAAGGCTAATTTGATTTGAGTTGTTTATTAATTCATAAGATTCAACATGACACGATAGGCCTGATAAATCTGTATGGTTAGTTAATAATAAAGGTACTTCGATATTATCAGAATCTGTAGCATCTTCTCTTCCTTTTTTCTTACTTTCAGATTCTGCGAATCCAGTTAAAACTGTCATAACTTCATCTATCTTTGGGCTAGGTGAATTAAAGATTTTATTAATGTCTATAAAATTAACGTAATAATATTGATCTATATAAAACTTTACAAATGCATCGTCTGAAACATAAGAGTCATCCACTATTGATTTAATAAAAGAAAAATATGTAGTATAAGCCTGTATTCTAGCTTGAGCATCGTCTGTTGCGTCAATATTAGTTGCAAGGCCTAGTTCTAATTCTCTTGCCACAGTTTCTAAATGATTTAATGCCGTATCAGAATCTAATATTTGACAATCTTCAGCATAAAGCCTAGGTACTTTACAAACTCCATTTAATGAAATTAAACTACCTCCTGGGGTATTAGGATTATCTGCTTCAGTTTGAACTTCTACAATATCAAAATCCATGTGAATAGATTTAAAAGTCTCTTGGTGTTTTGAGTTTAAGAGAATTGTAAAGAAATCTCCATCCCTTGGCATTGAATCTACCTTGAATGCTCCATGTGCATCATTAAAAGATATATTACATCTAGGTACTTTACCATCTAATTCTAAATTTAATGAATCTATTTCATTGGATGTAACCTGGACGCCATTACATAATATAAAAGGTTCAAATGCACCAACCTCTTTTGATTGTTTATCTACATTATCACCGGATTCTTCAGACAGAGCATCCATCTTAATTTCTGTTGGGAGTATTGCCGGTTCTACAACCGCTAAAATGTGATTTTCTAATTCCATCCTTTAGTGTTAATTACAAGGAGCTCCATCATTAGCAACACCATCGGCATTACTACTACCCTGAGGAGATGAGCTCGAATTACTATTTGTTCCGTTCGAATTTGCGTTAGTACCTCCACCGCTTCCACTTCCGTTTCCACTTCCACTTCCGTTTCCAGCACCTTTTCCAGATGAATTTGTTTCTCTACCTTTACCGACACCGTTATTTAAATTATTCTCTAATTGATTCTCAGTCAAGTCCTTTCCACTTCCGTTTCCAGAGCCTCCAGATCCTGATCCTGATCCACCACTACCTTGCGCTGCCAAAATACTATCTCTTAAATCTTGTCCTAGATCATCAAATATTGCGTCAACTACAGCATCACTACCGCCGGAGCCAGTACCATTACCCGAGCCTCCACCAGATCCAAATCCACCATTTGTATTACTTGAACCGTTAACCTCTCCGTTTTGTGCTTGTGCTCCAAATATAATATTACCGTCTTTATCAAACTTATAGTTCTTTTGACCTACTGGAATAACATTAGGAGGTAGTAATACTTCTTTATTATATTTCTTCTTTAAAGCATCTAACCTTCTTTGATCTTTCTTAGTAAACCTTTTACTCTGTAAGAACTGATTTTTAATCTTATTGTCTTCAGAAGCAGCCGGTCTTTCTAATTTATTATATGCAACACCGGATGGTGGTATAATTAATTCATCTCCAGGTTGTAAAGAAAAAGGATCAGAGATACCATTCCATTTTAAGATTAAATCTGTTTTAGTTTGGTCTCCATAATGCTCTAATGCAATTAAGTCAGGTCTTGTAACCTCATCTTCTCTAACGACATGTAAGCGTGAGCTACTATTATCATCTTTATTTCTAAAGATCATAGTAGGTTGTGCAAAAATATATTTGCCGTCCCCTTGTGTTTTATTTAATAGTGTTCTAAGTCTCATATTATCCTGCTGCCATGTCAGAGTTACGTAACGCTCTATCTGGCGTTAACCTGCTTCTGTCTTTATTTCCGTATGCCGACATATCTAATACCTTGTCAACATCCATTTTCGATACTTCCGGTTGTAAGTACATTCTACCTCTACCTGCGTTAAACATAGACTCAATCTCTGATTTATCTCTAGGTCTACCTGGTTTTAATGCCACCGTCATTTTTAATTTACTAGGAAAGCCTTCATAACTTAAAGGACCTTCAAATTCAAACTTAGCAGTTTCTAAACATAGGTTACCACAAACCAACATTGGATTCATTGGATTACCTACTGTTAAGTGCCATTGCCCGGTTGGATCTCCTGTTAAGAATGCTTTAATAATATCACCACCAGAAGGAGAACCTAAATGTTTCATTAAGGCTCCACCAATCATGTTATCTAAAATCTTAGAATCACCTAATGCATTAAGTCCTTTACCATTCATTAAACCAGATGCAGCTTTACCTAAATCGTCAAACCCAGCACCTAGTGTAGATTTTAATTGAGTAACTATTGATCCTAAATAACCAGAATAATCACCATTTTTTAATTTATCAAAATCACCGAAAGGCTTACCAGTAGAACCGTTCCCACCGGTATGTCTAACAGCACCTCCCCAGAAAGGAGCATTGTTATATGTTATTGCTAGAAGATTCGAGATAACATCCATAAAGACTATCTTCGGCGATGTCTTATCAAATCCTCTTAAGTCATAATAAAAGTTAAGATTAAATTCATTATCAAATTGAAGACCCTTATCATTTCTAGCTAATACTTTTTTAATAGCATTGTAAGGACCATATACCATATTTGGATATGTGTCTCCTAAAGCATCATGTTGGCCTTTACTATTAATACGATCAGATTCTGCAGCAGTAAGCCCATTAGCTCCTGCTTCTGCAGCTTTAGCAATAGGACTGCCGTCAATTAAAGCACCAATACTACCTCTTCTCTTTTCTGTACTAGCACCTGATGCAGTTTGTACAGAAGATTCAATTTCTTCCCATCCAAATCCAGTACCAAATGAAAGTATGTCTTTTAGGTCATTTCCTAATTTAGGAGATAACCATGTAATTGCTCTAGCTAAATCCGGTTCTGAAATATCTAATTCTTGGCCTGCCTCATCATAAGATCTAGCATTTACAATATCATCTCCAACTGGAAAAGAAAACCTTCTTAAAGTAACTAGGTATTCGTTTGATATTTGGCCATAATGTTCTGTTTGTATAAAATCTCTATATGCATAAGAAAAACCTACACCGCCATTCTCTTCACAATGAGTAACAATTCTATGCGCAGTTGGGTTTAATATATCAGCAGCTGATGAACCAGTACCTACGACTGCAGTTCCCCATTGAGAATAATCAGGATCTCCATAAGTAGTTCCTCCAGCATAATTTCTATAATTTAATAATGTCCATGAATTAGATTTAGATCTAACTGAAGATACACCTTCAATCGTTTTTTCTGGATCTTTAATCTCATAAGCCCTAGATTTTAGTCCATCCGGGTTATTCCCATAAAGGCCAGCTGGATTAACATCACCGGCACCAGAACTAATTTCTGCATCTCCGTTTGTTGTACCCCAGTTAATAGGTTCTACAGCTCCTTCAGGTTCAGCACCTAAAGCTGCACTCTCCCCGTTACTTGCTGCCTCCTCATTAGAAGCCGGCTCAGTATATGGAGTACCATCA